AGGCGCTATTTTGACCAATCTGAATGAAGTAGTAGCAAAAGCCCAATTCCCTGCAAAGCTACAATGCTTGTTCAGGCCGGAGAAATCCCGCTACCGTGTTTTGTTTGGAGGGCGGGGCGGGGCTAAATCATGGGGTATTGCCAGAGCGTTACTTATCAAAGGAGCTCAAAACCCTATCCGTATTCTCTGCGCGCGGGAATTTCAGACTTCTATCAAGGACTCGGTACACAAGCTATTAAGCGACCAGATAGAAGATTTGGGCATGAGCACGTTCTATGAGATTACCCAGGCTGCTATCCGTGGCGTAAACGGTACAGAGTTTGCCTTTGTTGGCCTGAAAAACAACGTAGCCAACGTCAAATCCTTTGAGGGCGTAGATATTTGTTGGGTAGAAGAAGCCCAGACAGTATCTCGGCATAGCTGGAACGTCCTTATTCCTACCATCCGTAAGGAAGGGTCAGAGATATGGGTTAGCTTTAACCCAGAACTGGAAACCGATGAAACGTATCAGCGATTTGTGGTCAACCCTCCTGACAATGCTATTGTTCAGAAGATTAACTGGTCTGACAATCCGTGGTTTCCTGAAACGCTACGGCTGGAAAAAGACGCTCTTAAATCCCGCGACCCTGCGGCTTATAACACGGTATGGGAAGGTCTGTGCAAGCAGACGGTAGATGGCGCTATCTTTGCCAAAGAAATGCAGTTTGCAGAGCTAGACAACCGCATTACCCGCGTTCCCTACGACCCTGTTAAGCCCGTACACGCTGTATTTGACTTGGGATGGGCAGATGCTACGGCTATCTGGTTCGTGCAGTTTATCGGCATGGAAACCCGTCTTATCCGATACTTTGAGGGTACACAGCAGACTATCTCCTGGTACTTGGCAAAGATGCAGGAGTTTGGCTACGTTTACGATACTCTCTGGCTACCGCATGATGCAGAGAATAAAACCCTAGCCGCTAATGGCCGGTCTATTGAGCAGATTGTTCGTAATGCCGGTTATAAGACTCGGATTATTCCTAGAACACCTATTGTTGACTCTATTAACGCAGCTCGGACTATGTTTCCGACTTGTTATTTTGATAGAGAAAACTGCCATGAAGGTTTACAATGCCTTCGTCATTATCGCTATGAAGTTGACCCAGAAACGGGTTTGTTTAGCAAAAATCCATTACATGATGCTTATTCGCATGGCGCAGACGCATTTAGAATGTTAGGATTGATGGTAAATGAACCCAAAAAGCCGGTTCAAAAGAAAGCAACATATCAACCTTCTGGTTCATGGATGGGCTAAAAATGTCTGATTATCAAGATCAAGGTTCCGACCCGCGCATTGACGATGCTATGCAATTCCTTCGCATGGCTAATGAGGCTGAAGGCACGAACCGAAGCGAAGGCTTGGAAGATTTGAAGTTTGCCGCTGGTGACCAATGGCCGGTAGAAATCCAGAACTCGCGCAATCTTGAAGCCCGTCCGTGTCTGACGATTAACAAAGTAGATTCCTACTGTCGGTCTATTGTTAATAACATCCGTCAGCAACGACCCCGAATTAAAGTTCACGGCATGAACTCCCAATCTGACGCTAAAACAGCCCAGATTATCGAAGGGATTACCCGCCATATCGAAGTTAATTCAGACGCAGACCAAGCCTATGACAATGCTGTTGATTTTGCGGTACGCATGGGTTGGGGCTATTGGCGTGTTACTACTGATTATGTCCGTGATGATTCTTTTGACCAAGAAATCTTCATTGAGCAAATCGCTAATCCTTTTACCGTTTATTTTGACCCTAATTCCATTCTTCCTGATGGTAGCGATGCTGAGAAAGTTCTTATTACGGAAGTAATCAGCAAAGAAGCCTTCCGCAAGATGTATCCAAACGCTGACGATACAAACTTTACGCAGCGCGGTACGGGTGATTCAAACGCTGAATGGGTGATGAAAGAGGATATTCGCATTGCCGAATACTTCTACACAGAGCGTAAAAAGACCAAACTCCTGCTTCTGGACGATGGTTCCAAGGTTTACAAAGACGATTATGACGGCCCCGAAGAATATATTGTGGGTGAGCGCGATACCGTCAAAAAGACAATCAAATGGTGCAAGCTGACTTCCAATGAGATTCTGGAAGAAGGCACTTGGCCTGGCATTTACATCCCTATCGTTCCGGTATTTGGTCAACAACTGATTGTTGATGGCAAGCGCAAGCGTTTCGGCATTGTGCGTCAGGCTAAAGACCCGCAACGTATGTATAACTTCTGGCAAACAGCCTTTACCGAATCGGTTGCTCTGGCTCCAAAGGCTAAATGGCTGCTGGCTGAAGGTCAGGATGAAGGTCACGAAAACGAATGGGCAATGGCTAACGTCAAAGCCTATCCGGTACTCCGTTACAAGCAACGGGATATTGAAGGCAATCCAGCCCCGCCTCCACAGCGTTTACAGCCTGAACCGCCTCCGGCTGGTATCGTAGCCGCTATTGGTGCGATGGATGCCGATATTCAATCGGTTATTGGTGTATTCGACCCTGCTCAACTAAACACAGGGAACATATCGGGTAAAGCTCTGAACGGTCAGCAGCAACAAGCTGATATGTCCACTTGGCACTTCTACGATAACCTGACCCGTTCTATCCGTTGGACAGGCAAGATTATCCTAGACCTGATTCCAAAGATTTACGACCATGAGCGCGTCATGCGGATTATTGGCGTAGATGGCAAGCCTTCGATGGAAACAATCAACCAGCCTGTAATGACCGAAGATGGCGTTTACAAGGTTTTGAATGATGTGACCGTTGGTGATTATGACGTTGTAATGGAAACAGGCCCAGGCTTTAACTCCAAGCGTCAGGAAGCCGTTGCTGCCATGCTGCCTCTGGTTGGTTCTAATGAGCAGCTATTCCAGACTGCCGGTGACTTGGTATTCCGTAACATGGACTTCCCTGGCGCAGATATTATTGCTGACCGCTTGGCCGCAGCTAATCCGCTGGCTCAGATTGATGAGAAATCGGATATTCCTCCGCAAGTTCAAATGCAACTGGCTCAATCGCAGCAAACTATTCAGCAGCTTCAGCAGCAGATTCAAATGCTACAGCTTGATATGAAGTACGGCGCTTCGGTTAAACAGCAGCAGGAACAAGCTGAAACGCAGCGTGAACTCATGCGTCAAACTGCTAAAGCCCACAATACTGAAACAATGGCTGAAGTTCGGGTTAATGACCAAAATACCCGTTCTATTACTAGCCAGAATAAGATGGAAATTGAGGCAATTACTAAAATGCTTATTGCCCGTATGCCTATCGAAGAATTGGAACGTGAAATTGAACAAAGAAATGCAGAGCAAATGGCTTATGCCCAATTTGCAATGCAGGATATTGACAATCAACAGAATCCTCTATTAAATCAGCAATAAACCTACCCGTAGGTTATACGGGGTCTATTCTTGGAGTCAGTCCATGTCTGAAGCAACACAAGAAGTACCAGTAAACCGGAGTGTATTAACCAGCGAAAACGTATCAGAGTTTTACGCTAACAAGCTAGGTTTAGCCGCAGAAGCACCTTCTGAGGCTGTGGAAACTGAAGAAGTTGCCGCAGAGCCGGAAGTGGAAGCAGAAGTAGAGAGTGAACCTGAAGCTGAAAAAGAAGCAACAGAAGAACGAAAGCCCAATCCGAAGCTGGAAAAACGGTTTTCGGAGCTGACCAAGCAGCGTGAAGAAGCGCGTAAAGAAGCGCAACGTGAACGTGAGCAACGTGAAGCTCTGGAAGCAAGGTTGAAGGCATTAGAGCAGTCTAGCCAGCCGCAAAAAGCGTCTGTTGAGCCTGAAGATGAGCCGCAACCGCACCAGTTCAGCGATGCTTTTGAATATGCAAAGGCATTGGCTGAGTTTACGGCTGAAAAGGCATTGAAGGAACGTGATAGGCAAGAAGTGGAGCGCAAAGCCGCTGAAGAAAGGCAGAAAGTAATGGATGCCTGGGCGCAGAAGGTGGAAGCTGCAAAAGCTGAATTGCCGGATTTTGATGACATGATTCAATCTAGCGATGTGGTTGTAACCGACCCTGTGCGAGATGCAATCTTGGAAAGTGATATTGGCCCACAAATCCTGTATCACCTTGCTGAAAATCCAGAAATTGCGGAAAAGCTGGCGAAAGCGTCAGTATCTTCAGCCCTACGCCAACTCGGTAAATTGGAAGCAAAGCTGGAAAAGGCCGTTGAAGAACAGCCTGAAAAACAGCCTAGTAAGCCTGTTGTGAAGAAGTCCAATGCACCTGAACCGATTAAACCGCTTCGTGGCTCCTCCGCAGCAACCGATATTCCCGTAGATTCTGATGGTCAGTTTCACGGTACTTATCAGCAATGGAAAGCAGCTCGCATGGCAGGGAAAATCCGGTAAAGGTAAAAAACCTCTTTTTCTCTAAAGGAAATTAAAAATGGCAAACAATCTGCTTACTATTAGCAAGATCACCAACGAAGCGTTGATGGTCTTGGAAAACGAACTGACTTTCACCTCGGAAGTTGACCGTAACTATGATGACCAATTCGCCGTTGTCGGCGCTAAGATTGGTAACACCGTAAACGTTCGCCGTCCTGGTCGTTTCATCGGTACAACTGGTCCTGCTCTGAACGTTGAAGATTTCAACGAAACTTCGGTTCCTGTGACTCTTTCGACTCAGTTCCACGTTGACACCCAGTTCACGACTCAAGACTTGGCTCTGTCGCTGGATATGTTCTCGGACCGCGTTCTGAAACCGGCTATCGCCGCTATCGCCAACAAGGTTGACCGTGATGGTCTGAGCATGGCTGCTCTGAACACCGCTAACATCGTTGGTACTGCTGGTACGCCTCCGACTGGCCTGATTACTTACCTGACTGCTGGTGCTTACCTGGACGCTGAAGGCGCTCCGCGTGATGGCCGCCGTAGCTGTATCGTTGAACCGTTTACCGGCGCTACGATTGTTGACAGCCTGAAGGGTCTGTTCGTTCCTTCGGACCGTATCGGTATGCAATACGAAAAGGGTCTGATGGGCCGTGACTCGGCTGGTATGAACTGGAAGATGGACCAGAACGTTGTTTCGCAAACGTTTGGTTCGTATGCTGGTACTGCTACCATCAACACCTCGACTGATACTGGCATCCTGACTTCGGGTTGGGCACAGACTTCGACTCTGACTCTGAGCAAATCGGGTACGTTTACTCCTAACGTTGGTGACACCTTCACCATCGCTGGCGTGTACGCTGTCAACCCGCAGAACCGTCAACCGTATGGCTCGAACAAGCTGCGTAACTTCGTTGTTACCGCTATTTCGGGTAACTCGGTTACTGTTTCTCCGGCTGTTATCTCGGCTGGTCAGTTCCAGAACGTGTCGATTTCTTCGCCTGGCGCTTCGGCTGTCACCCCGTTCAACCAAACTGGTGTTGTTTCGCCTCAGAACATCCTGATGCACCGCAATGCCTTCACGGTTGCTATGGCTGACCTTGAACTGCCGGAAGGTGTCCACTTTGCTGGCCGCGCTGCTGACAAGGACCTGGGCCTGTCGATTCGTGTTGTTCGTCAATACACGATTAACAACGACTCGATTCCGACCCGTTTGGACGTTCTGTACGGTTGGGCTC